TCACCGGTTGAAGTAAACTGCCCATCTACTGTTAGGCCAGAGGTAAGTTCTGCCGATGCAGCGACAGTAAGTTTTCCATTTAGAGTAAGGGAGTCTGAACTAGAGCCACTTTGGAAGTCTTTTAAATGAGCCATCAACTCCCTAATACTGTTATTAATTAGGGATGGGGCGCACCCTTCCGAAATGTTAATACCATCCAGCTCGATATTGTTTGAAGCACTTGAATCGTATTCTGAAATCTTAGTCTTTGCCATAATTTCCTCAATTTAAAAACGCACTAAACAGTTGTGAGGCTCCTGCAATAAATCGAGCATCACTTGGCTGTAAAGTTTTCAATTCTTTAATTCGTTTAATCCCATCAGGACTGGTTATAATCTTTGCAATGTTTTGAGCATTTTTTTCAAACCTAATCCGATCAACTAAATTGCCTAAATTTCTAAATGGAGCCGTAACATCTGTCCTTAATAAGTTTCCTGCCGCGGTTTGTTTCATTTCTCCTATTTGTTCCTGGGCGTAGGCTGTATCCGACCGAATCTTATTTACTCTTCCTGATGCGGTTAGGACTTCGGCTAAATCACTAAATGCCTGAAACTCCTCTGGATCCAATGCTGCTTGCAAACGTTTTCGCATACCTGGCCTATTAAAAGTTTTTGATGCAAATCTTCTTCCTAAATCAACGGTTTCTTCTGCCGCACTATCTTCTACTTTTTCTAACAAAGAAGAAATCCACGCTCTTTTTAATTGCTTCCATGCGGTAGGGTCTTGCTGTTGAACAATGTTTTTTGCTGTTTTAATTTGATCTGGCTCTCTCAATCCAATCAACTTATTCATTAAACTCGTAATATTTTGATCAGATACTCTTTCTACTCCTAAAAACTTTGCATCGAACTCATTTAATGCCTCTGATAGTTCTGAAAACTTTTTATTTGCCTCTATATATTTAGGATTGTTTTTCCCCATCGCAGATAAAAGTTCGTCTTCTATTCTTTTTACATCTGCATTAATTACATTCATAATAGAAACGTTTGATGGCTCCGTTTTCAAAGCATCAATCTCAAACTTTGCTCTTTGGAGTCTTCCTAGATTTGTATCCAAAACCTGCTCAGGAATTTCTTTTCCTTCTGCATCTTTTCCTTTTTTCGTAACAAACATTAATCCTTTAATCTTTTTCAGAACCGCTGCTTGTTTACTATTTTCTGGAATCTTTTTTAATAACTTATCAATTTGAGTTACAACGCCTCCTACCTGTACAGGTTGCGCATTACGAAACGCATCCTCATAGATTGGATTTGTTGCTTTTATCCTATCTTCTATTTTTGCATCTCTTGCTTTTCTTACAGCTCCTTGCGCACGAACTGCCGCAGAATATGGGTCTCCGGAGGATGCAAGTTTTGCTAACTCTCGATCAATCGCATCTAAGTTCTGCGCTTGTCTTTTTTCATAAAACTTTGACAAATCATCTGCCGAACCCGTGATATTTCCTAGTATTTTTTGTGTTGCCTTTAAGGATGGAAGGTTCGTTAATTCCGCAGGAGTTAAGTCAATTCCAAATCGATTTGCTAAAGACTGCAAACGAGTTAAGTCATCCTGATTGAGTCTATCAATATCTTTTGCAACATTCCTTTCAAACAGATTTGAAACAAACTTGCCTGCTAACTGACCTCCTGCATCTATTAATCCCTGCCTTGCAACTTGCCCAATATCCACTCCTCTGTTTTTGTTTAATAATTTATTTGTAGCCATCTGCCTTGCAAAATCTGCCGCGGCTCCTGCTCCTCCGGTTGCCGTAGTTGATACGAACGTTCCTGCGGGGCCACCTAACATCAACGGTGCCGTCGCCACTCCTGTAACTAAAGATGGTATTTCTTCCACAATGTCCGTTGCTTTAAATGCAAGATTTTTTAACGGGTTTTCTTTAAATTTAGGAATCAATCGATAACCTGTTCCAGATTCATCCCTATAAATAAAGGTGTTATCTCCAGGGCTGTATTCAACATCTCTTCCAATTTCCTTAGACAAGATAGAAAGAATGTCCTGTCTTTTTTCTGGAACCCCTGCTTTAAAAAGCGTGGAAAAATTTACATCCTCCGGAAACAAAGTTTCTTTGGGAGTTTTTTCTGATACTAAACTTGGGGTCTTAAACGGTTGCTCTGGACGGAACTTTTCTATTAATTGCTTTTGTTTGAAAGGGCTAAGATCATTAAACAGTTTTTGTCCTTCTTCTGATAACGCGCTTTTATCTTGTTCTGTTATCTGGCCTTGTTTAATAATACTTAAATCCTCAATCGGCATTGATTGAATAATTTTTTTATCTTTTTCCATAATTGTCTTTAATAAAATTCTTCTCGATACATCTCTTGAATACTTTTTAAATCGATTGGAAATTGTTTATCAATATCTTTTAAGGCTTTTGCTCTATTTTTAACCAAGAAATCGTAATCTTTACGATTATTTGTTAAATACGATTCATAAGCCTCCTCCCTATCTTGCAATCGTTTTGCAAACGCTAAAGCTAATTGTCTTTTTAGAGAATCATCTTTTAACCCTATTAAAGCGTTCCTAAAGGCTTGCATATCTCTGTCAGATGTAGTGCCTGAACCTGGAATTCTTTGGGCAGGTACAGCACGCTCTATAAATTGACTAGCAGTTCTTAAAGCTGCTAATTCATCATCCGATTTGCCACTTACATATTTTGCAAACTCTGGAGAAATGCCTGCAATTGTATTTATAATTTCTGGACGTATACCACCTTCTGATTGAGCTTTGGTTAGTAATTGATCAATAACACTTAAATTCTCATAAAACTTTTTTGCTCCTTGTGAGGCTTCAAATTGTTTTTGTATTAATTTATCTGTGCTTGCTATATCAGCTTTTCTGTCAGCAACTTTTATATCTTTTTCTGCCGCAATATTTGCAAGTTTTATTTCTTTTTCATAATCTTTATCCCCAAAAGAAAATTGAGGGGGTTTGTACACCTTTGACCCTGGAGGGAGGTTCATTCGAGAAAAATCTTGATTTACCAGTCCTTGATTTGTTAAATATCCCGTAACTACATTTCCATTAGGGGTGATGAAAGATTGAACACTTCTTGCCGTTGGCTCCAATTGTTTTTGTAACAATGCTAGTTGCATTTGATCTGAACGATTTTTTCTATCCTGCTCCTGTTTATACATTTGTTGTTGCATAAGGTTTTGAAAACCTTGTTGCAGGTTTTGTCCGAAAGACTGTCTCGGATTTAATAGTGCTGTACCGATTGCAAATAATGGATTACCCAATAATCCCATCATAGGATTCGAGTTTGAAGATAAATTTAACAACCCTAGATTCTGAGGTTTTGGCTTTGGAACCATAGGATTTGCATTGTTTGCTGAACCTAATAAATAGTCTGATGATGGAGTTGCTCCATAATTAGAAGATAGTCTGTATTTATCAAAAATGCTTGCCATGTTATAACGCTCCTCCTAATAAACCAAACCCTAAGGCCGCAGGACCAACTCCTAGACTTCCTAATGCTCCTGCTTTTGCTAATCCTGCACCAGTTAATGCACCACCTAATAATCCCTGAATACCGCCTCTTGGAATTGGAGCAGATGTAACACTACCCATAGGCGCACCGTAGGCCGCAGATAAGAAGTTTTGCAGTTTGTTTTGTGGCATACCTTGTTCGAAATTAAATCGATTGATAGAGTCCTGTAACGCTTGTTGTTGGTACCCTTCTGCAATGTTTCCTAGTGAAAGCATTCTATCGATATCTGCATAATCTTGCGCGGCTAATGCCGGTGCTGATTGCGCTGCCGCTAATTGTCTTGCACGTTCTTGTGCAAAATTATCAAACGCTAATTGACCTGCGGTATCTGTTAAAGACTTTGCAAACTGACTTGTTGCCCGATCTTGCAGTTGACCCATTGCATTAGAGCCATATCGCCCTGCCATTGATGCCTGCGAGTTAATTTGATTCATTGCATCAAAATATCTTTGTTGAGCCGCATCTGCCGCTGTATTAAATCGATTGGCAAAATAGGGATTCGTAGCTGATAGATAATCGCCTTCAATTGTCGATTGAAACTGACTTTGTGCCGCAGGAACTAACGGGTTTCCTTGGATTGCTCTGTTTTGTGCTGCTGCTAGTGCCGACTGTGTTTGATCGCTCGGTCCTACAAATGTTTGACCTGGGAAAAAAACAGGCGAGCCAGATTCATACAGGTTTTGCGCCTCTTGTAAACCAAATTCTACAAAGGGAGCCTGTGTAGGTGATAACTCTTGTATTTGGGTTTGTGTTCCACCACCGCTCATACTCGTAACTCCTTAATATATTTTCTGGGGACAAAGCCTAGGCGTTTTGCTTTTCTTGCCCAACCTTTTCTCCAGGATTCGAAACTAATTCTTTTGCACTTTGCTTCTTGTGCAATCTCTTCAATCATGTGCCATTTAAAATAATCATCTATGTGTGGATCGCAATACCCTGCCCATAAATGAAACGTTTGATTTGCTTGTATCTGACCGACGATAAATGCAATCGGTTTATCTACATTAAAAGCAATCCAGAGCAAGGAATGTCCGTTGAGAATATCTGCATAAACATCCTCCGGTATCCATTGTTCAGGACTCTTTTGTAAAACTAACTCTAATTTGGGACGTAGATAATCCCAGTGCGCCCGTAAATCTTTTGGCGCAATATATACTTTTTCAATCAACCTGTAATCGTAAAAGAAAAGGTTGCACTTGCCTCGGTATTTATAGAATGACTAATTACCGCAGACCCATCGGCTCTACTACTAATAAACATATCTCCTACAAAACTTGCTGATGCAGTATTGGTTGGCATAAAACTAATGACACTATCTGGGCCAATACGAGCATCATCTAAATTGGTTTGCGTTGCACTCGATGCAGTTAAATTAATCGAGCCGGTATTATTAATTTTTCCTGCCATTGCATTATTTACTACCTCGGATATTTGGCGAGGCTCGGCACCACTATAAGGAAGTACGCGGTATTGACTCAACGCATCCCTCCTGCCTTGATATCTAAATCTACTCCTACCGCAGAAGTATAGTTTCCACTGGGAAGAACTTTGATTCTGTGATACCTTCCATGAGATCGAAGTGAGCATCTGTTTTCTGCATCAGCTTGCGCAACACTTCCAAACGAAATGGAACTATCAAGTCTGGCTCTACTTGCAACCGATACATTTGCAGTACCGCCATCAATTTGCGGTTTTGCCAAAGTAATGATGGAGTTCTGACTAACTAAATCTCCGGTTACAATTTCTGCTCCAGAGTTTGCCCCACTAAAAGCGACAATCTTTGCATCCTGCACACCGGCAAGTAATGTATTATCTGCCACCCAAAAACGATCATCTAAACTAATTCCCAGTGCATCAATACTAGAAGAATAATTATCCAGACTCTCTAAGGTAATTCCTTCTGTCTCCACACTAGAGATAAAATCTGCGGTGGTCTCTCCTCTACTCCACTTTTGAATCTGCCAGTTATAAATAATGATGGATTGCGCAGAAGAGTTATTCGTATATAACCAAAATACACATCTTCTTACAGGGTCTACTGCTACACTCATATTATTTAAAAGAGCAAGTTCTGCATCATTAAAGAAGAATCGATCTACTTTTTCTGCACCGATGGGAATTACCTTTGTTCCATCGCACATATAAAATCCATCATCACTCAAAAAGAAAGAAAGGTTTCCATATTGAGCAATGGATTTTGGCTCCAAACATCCCAGTCCCCTACTAATCGTATCAAACTGAAAATATAGTGGGGCACCTGCATAGGTCATCCGAGAAATACTTTTTTGTAAAAAGATTAATCCAAACTCGCCTCCTGTAATTCCCTGAATGTTTCCACCATCGGCAATATCTTGCGTATCACTCTGAGAAGTTGGACCAGGTACCCAGTCTGTCTCATCATTAATATCTGACCAAAGCACTCTGTTTGGAAACTCATTGGTTCTTCCACAAACCACAAAGTCTCTAACGACACTTACAAAATGCGCAGTCGGAGCAGCACTCGCTACATCTGCAAAATTGCTACTTGTGCCCAGTGTATAGGCTTGCAGGATCTCTTCTCCGTTTGCCGCTAATACAACCTTGCCGAACTGGGTAGAAGACCATCTGCCAGACTCTCCCGCACTGTAATTGCCTGCCTGAGAGATATTTGTAAGGTTTAAGTTCGATGAGGAATACTCAAATATTTTTGTACTCGATGTAGCAAAAACTTTCGTGGTACTTCCAAACCTTCCACTAAATAATCCATTTAAATTATCACTGGCATCGTTACTAATATTCGATACCGATGGCAGCGGACCATAGCCGATTTGATTCGGAATTACATTAAAAGCATCTACTAACGCTCCGGCTACCGGAGGTTGATCGGGTAACCATTCTCCAAAGGAAATTTTTTCCATTATGAAGCCACGCTCATCGTCATTGGGTTACCAGAGTATTCTGCCGCATCATCAGAAGCAGTAAGATTATTCTTGGCTCGGTCATACAGACTTGCCCATACAGCTAACCTTTGATCGTTCATTAAAAACGGTTCTGCCTCACCTAATGCAGCATATAACAAAGCATCTGGCGCAGTTACTAAAAAGGTATTACTTGTATTGCTGTCGCTTAGAAAATCCGGTGCCGCATAATGCAGAAGTTTTCCCGTAAACGTTTGATCTGGAATCGGCCCAAAGACAAAAGTATCTCCGGTCATTGTAAAAAATACTGGCTGTCCTCTTTCTTTTGTTCTGCCGTTGCGAAAGAAAAAAGATGGAGATAAATAATCCAGTTGTAATACAGGAGTTGTATCCAGGTGCAAATCTCTAAGTTCTAAGAAATCAGACGGCAGAGAAACAGTCTGGCTTGAGATAGTTAAATCGGTTGTGCTTAACATCTGGCGCAAACGCAAATCTCTTCGCAGGCGAATCTCACCGAGTTTGATAAAATCTGTAATCTGGGATGACAGATCATCTCTTGCAAGATAGTTCGCTACTAGCGATTGTAATTCCGAGTAATTTGAAAAAGCCATTATACTTGTCCGGTTCTAGTTCGAAAGAATCGATTATCTCCATCGTTTAACCATGCCTTGAACTTTTTCTCATCCATGACACGAAATCCCTGGAGAATCTTTTTCTTGTTTAAATCATCAATTACCGCTAAAGGAATCGATGCAATCTTATTTCCTAATAATTCATCCGACCATCTGGCGCGTTCATCATACAAGTTGTATTCCTTTTTGTTTTTTTCAACAATGTCAGTAACATCTTGCGTTTCCGTAATGATTAGGCCGCCCTCACCGTCGGGGTGATAGGTTGTTTTTTTTATTTCCATAATTTTTTTATTTCAAAAGGAAAGAGGGGTTCATTCTAGGTAACACATCTTATGGAGTTAAATATGAAAACAGAATAACCCCCTCTAAATACAACTTACGCTAAGTCTGCAACGATACCGTGGGCACCCTCATTGAGAACTCCTAGCGTGTATTCTGCTACGAGTTGTTGTTTGTTAGCCTGATCGCCTGCAACGGCTAGATCGTTGGTCTCAAACGGTCTCAGATATGCTACTTCTGCATATTCTGGGTCCAGTACAAGAGCCACATCATCTGCCGAATTGCCAGATAGCATAAATCGATTCGGAACAACGGATATCGTTCCAAAATCGCTCATATCGAATTTGTTATCTCTAAGGCTCTTTATCCTTAGATTCTATTTATTTCTAAATAGTCCAGACTATATCATCACCCTTTTTAGGGTGTCGGTTTTTCGTGGGTGAATTATTGTTTCCTCATCACCTAGTCGTTGAACCTTCCGTATCTCTCGGTTTCCCTACTTATACGGCTTGGCTTCTGATTATCTTCAACATGACTTGTTAAGACTTCCCAGAAATTTAACCAATTTGCAACTACTCATTACTGAATAGTGGTGCTATGAATTAACACATCTGCCGCCCCTACAATCGTGGTAGGTTGATCGGCAGGAGCCATATACCTCTGAGCTGCTATACCTGAAAAGGTTGCGAGAAGTGTTATCGTAAACCTGTTTATGATTTACTTCTTTATGTTTCCATAAAGTCCAGACTATATCATCATCTTTTTTTAAGATGTCGGACGCTCGTGGACATATTATTGTTTCCTCAATGTCTAGTCGTTGCACCTTCCATGCCTCTCGATGTTCTCTACTTGCATGGCTTGGCTAAGGATTGCCTGCGACATTACTCGCTCAGGGTTCCCCTTAATTCATCCGATTTGCAACTATCCATTACTGGATAGTGGTGCTACCAATTAACACAGTTTGCTTATGCGCAGGTGTAACCATCAAAATCGATGGGTCTCCACCGGACTCATAAACTTCCTTAACAACGGTTTTTAAAAGGGTCTCTGTAAAGGTTCTTTCAGCCTCACTAGAATCCGTTCTGGCTGTTGTGCCTAAATTGCCTGCAACACCTGCGGAGCCGAAATCCCCGTTGGTATTAATCCATGTCTGCAACCCACCGAGTGTTCTGGCAGCGGCCGCACTTCCGGCACTTGCTACCTGGTTACTCAATAAAATTGCTTCCATATCACGCTTAATCTCTTTAGAAGCCTTAGCAAGTTGATAAGCCTGCTCGGACTTTCTACCTGCCTTATCTACTGCCTCAAGTGTTCTTGATACAGAGATGGTCTTCTGCGAGATTTGGCATCGATTGGATAAACGAGTTGTTGCAGAAAGTGTAGCTGTAGAAGCATCTGCGCCTTCTATTGCCGCGTTGCTTACATTTACAGAAGCCAAACTATCTGTTTGCCCAATACGTTCAAATAGAGTCGTTAGTTCTATTTCGTTTTTTAAAAAACTGCTTATAGTTTCCTATAAGGTCAGACTATATCATCAACCGTTCTGGTTGCTCTGCGCTTCGGTTTCACTTGAAACCTACTCCCTCACCAGGGATAGTCGTTGAACCTTCCTTTTTCAAGGCTTGGATGCTGATTAGCATAGAATTTTTATTCCTTAGCTTTCCAGTCAATTCACAGAGTTATCATCTTAATGTTCCCATTAAGAGGAGCAACAAATTTCTTTACTCGTGCGTTGTGTTTGTTGCTGTTCCTTGACCAACGGAGTTGAGAAAAGGGGTATCGGTTGGGGAAATACTGTAGATAAGGTCTTGTAAATCCTCTCTAGCACCTACAGCACTATGGTTTGTAAATACTGCCATGATAATCTCCTAAATCATCTGTTCAAATAACCGAGCCGCATCAGCGACTTTTCCGGTTCGCTTTAACTTGTTTTTTAGCCGTTTGGTTTTCTCAGATTGAATGGAGTCGGATTTGGCAACACCTGCTTTCATCATCTTGGGAGCCTCTTTTACTTTCTTTTGTACATCCGGTTTCGCTGCCATCAACTTATCATACTGGGATGCTTTCCAGATCGTAATAAAATCACTGGCATCTAATACCCGATTTAACTTTTGCTCCGTATGACCATCGGCCATTGCACTTTTCCACATCTCTTTTTTCAATTCTGCCGCCTTTTCTTCATTTTGAAGATCAGGGATTCGCTCGTGCAAAATCTTTTTCTGCACTTCCAGATGTTTTTCTAAATTGCGTTGATTCTCCGCTTGTTGCTCTTGGGCAAGGCGTTGTCTTTCTGCCTGAAAAGTCTGGATTTGTTTATCGCGCTCCTGGCGTTCTGCTACCTTTACGGCATACTGCAAGGGGTCTGATTCTTTTAAATGATCGATGTTTTCTGCCTGGTTTTGTTGAGTCAAGTGCTGCTCAATCAATTGCAATCTTTGGGCATAGGTATCTCGTACCCGTTGCGCATCTTCAATCTTTTTACGCTCGCCTTCTAAATTACTTTTAATCTCATCTACACCTTTTCTCTCGTGTGCCAGACTTTCTTGTTT